ATGACGAAGAAACAAACGAAAATTTCGACCTAGATGAATTTGAAGTTGAAGCTGACCCAATGGATATGGGCGGCGACGCAGCTGATAACTTCATGGGCGACATTGAAGCAGGTGATGACGAAGGTGAAGAAGGCGAAGAAGAAGGCGAAGGCGACATTGAAGATCGTGTTGTAGACCTTGAAGACGCATTAGACGACCTAAAGGCAGAATTTGAAAAAATGATGGGTGACGAAGACGAAGACGAAGGCGAAGACGATGGCGAAGAAGAGCCAGAAGAAGCTTTTGCATTCGAAGCAACTGACGAAGAAGTTGATGAAGCTTCAGACGAAGAAGTTGACGAAGCATCCGACGAAGAAGTTGACGAAGCATCAGAAGATGATGTTGAAGAGTCAGCAAAGTCAGACAGAGAACAAATGCGCGAGTACGTTGATAAAGTATCAAGCGGACACGGAGCAGAAAAGAAAAGCACAGGCGACAATGGCGACAGCGGTAAGTCACCAGTAGCAAGTGCAAATAACATGGGCGGCACTTCAGCTAACATCTTAAAAGGTGGAGAAGCAGGTAGTGGTAATCATGCTGGTCTAGGTGATTTAAACACTAAAGACCAAGATGGCGGAAACATCAATGTACCAGGCGGTAAAGCGTCTAAAGCTGGCAAATCAGAGCCAGGACACGGTGCAGAGAAAAAAGGGAAGCCAGAACAAGCCGACAAAGGTGCAGGTTCACCATTAAACGGCGCTCCTAAAAGAGCAAAATAAGGAAACTGAATGCAAAACTTTCTAAGAGAGCATCTGACATTTGACCAGGCTAATATGGTCGTTGAGTCTGCTGAAAATTCCAATGGAGGAAAAGACTTATACCTAAAAGGTATTTGTATACAGGGCGGTGTGCGTAATGCTAACCAACGTGTTTATCCTGTAGAAGAAATTGGCAGGGCTGTCAAAACTCTCAGCGAGCAAATCCAAGGTGGATATAGTGTTCTTGGAGAAGTTGATCATCCGGAAGGCCTTAACATTAACTTAGACCGTGTATCACACATGATTACTGAATGTTGGATGGACGGACCTAATGGTTATGGTAAATTAAAAGTATTACCAACCCCGATGGGACAACTAGTGCAGACAATGCTGGAAAGCGGCGTCAAGCTAGGTGTTTCGTCTAGGGGCTCTGGTAACGTATCAGAAGACGGAGATGGAAAAGTTTCCGACTTTGAAATTATTACAGTGGACGTTGTTGCACAACCAAGTGCACCAGGTGCGTACCCAACACCAATTTACGAACACTTAATGAACACCCGTGGAGGGTACCAGGCATTTGAACTAGCACAGGCAACTAAGCACGACGACAAGGCACAGAAATATTTAAAAGAGAGCTTATTAAATATAATAAGCGGGCTCCGATAACTGAGGAGAATTAATATGTTGGAAGCATTAAAATCACTCTTCGAGAGCAGCGCACTTTCAGAAGAAGTACAAGCAGAAATACAAGAAGCATGGGACGCGAAGATCACTGAGAATCGCCAACTTGCTACCGCTGAACTTCGTGAAGAATTCGCAAAGAAATACGAGCATGACAAATCTACGATGGTGGAAGCCATTGATAGTATGTTATCTGAGAAACTAGCAGAAGAAATTGCTGAGTTTGCAGATGATCGTAAACAACTTGCTGAGGCAAAAGCAAAATATGCAATAGCAATGCGTGAAAACGCAGACCTAATGCAAAAATTTGTTATGGAAACTCTTGGTAAAGAAGTTGGTGAATTACACGAAGACAAGAAGGCAATGGCATCTAAGTATGCACAGCTTGAGGAATTTGTAATAGAAGCTCTTTCTAAAGAAATTGCAGAGTTTTACGAAGATAAAACAGATTTAGCAGAAACAAAAGTACGTTTAGTACGTGAAGCTAAAGAACACTTCAAGAAAGTTAAAACTAACTTTATTGAAAGAAGTGCTACAGCGGTATCAGAAACTGTTGATAAGGTCCTTAAAGGGGAAATTACACAACTTAAAGAAGATATTGAAGAAGCACGAAGAAACGATTTTGGTCGCAAAATATTTGAAGCATTCAGTAATGAATATTCAGGTAGCTACCTAAATGAAAAAAGCGAAAGTGCCCAGCTATTGAAAGTTGTTGAGTTGAAAGACAAACAACTAGCAGAAGCAAAAGCATTTGCTGTAAAGGCTAAAAAACTTGCAGAAGCTCAATCAATTGAGAAGAAGCAACTAGTTGAATCAGCAAGGCGCGAAAGAACCATAAACGAATTGATTTCACCATTAGGCACTAATCAACGCGACATTATGACTGACTTACTGGAAAGTGTACAAACTGATAGATTACAAAAATCTTTTGACAAGTACCTACCATCTGTAATAGATGGCCATACTCCAGCAAAGCGTAAGGCAACGGTATTATCAGAAGGCAAAGAAATAACAGGCAACAGAAAAAAATCAACGACACATGTCAAAGCAGACGAGTCTAATGTATTAGATATACGCCGTCTAGCTGGATTAAATTAAGGAGAAAATGATGTCAGAACTATTAGAAAGTCGCTGGACAGAAACCAAAGACGCTCTTCTTGAAGGCCTAGACGGTAACAAGAAAAGTGTGATGGCTGCCACACTAGAAAACACTCGCAAGTATTTGTCTGAGAGTGCAACAGCAGGCGCAACATCTGCAGGTAACGTAGCAACACTTAACCGTGTTATCCTACCAGTTATCCGTCGTGTTATGCCGACAGTAATTGCCAACGAATTAGTTGGTGTACAACCTATGACCGGCCCAGTTGGTCAAATTCACACGTTACGTGTACGTTACGCAGACGCTTTTAACAGCGCCAACGGAACAGACACATCAGCTGGTGAAGAGGCGTTAAGCCCATTTAAGATTGCGGAAGGATATTCCGGCGCAACTGACGATAAAGCAGCTACTACAGCAGCTTTAGAAGGCAATGCTGGACGTAAATTGTCAATCCAGATCTTAAAGCAAACTGTAGAAGCAAAGTCAAGAAAGCTATCAGCTAGATGGACTTTTGAAGCTGCACAGGATGCACAATCAATGCACGGTATTGATGTTGAAGCAGAAATTATGGCTGCTTTAGCTCAGGAAATTACCGCTGAGATTGATCAAGAAGTTTTAGCAAGCCTTAACAGCCTAGCTGGTAATGCCGCTGAAACATATGACCAAGCTGCTGTATCAGGTACAGCTACATTTGTTGGTGACGAGCATGCTGCATTAGCTGTTCAAATCAACCGTGTTGCTAACTTGATTGCACAGCGTACACGTAGAGGCGCAGGTAACTACGCTGTTGTTAGTCCTTTTGCACTAACAATTCTACAAAGTGCAACAACTTCTGCGTTCGCAAGAACAACTGAAGGGACTTTTGAAGCTCCAACTAACACTAAGATGGTTGGTACTTTGAACAATGCAATGAAAGTGTACGTTAACACTTACTCCAGCGACAACGCTGACGTACTTGTTGGTTATAAAGGCGCATCTGAATCAGACGCACCTGCATTCTATTGCCCATACATTCCATTGATGTCAAGTGGTGTTGTATTAGATCCGTCAACATTCGAACCAACCGTATCATTTATGACACGTTATGGTTATGTTGAACTGTCTAACACAGCTTCGTCACTTGGTAACGCAGCTGATTACTTAGGTAAAGTTGCAATTACTAATGGTAATGTTAGCTTTAGCTAAGTTTATATAAACTGATTAAATAGGCTCTTCGGAGCCTATTTTTTTGACTTGATTTTGGTTGACACTATAGTAAGTCTATGTTATTATTATACAATGCAAAAGCACACAATATTCAGTACACCTCTCTACGAGTCATCGTATAGCGATAGTTTACAACCTATAATAACAGGCTGCAAAAGCCTCGCGCAACAAAGCGACTTTAAGGTAGTTACATCAGCTAACAGAGGATTACAAAGTCAAGACGACTTGCACAATGCACCATTTATATTTCCTTTAATGGAATGGATTTGTCATGAAGCTGAAACAGTATTTTCTGAATTAGGAATTGATAAAGAATACCTAACTATTGAAAGTAGTTGGTTTAACATTAACAACCAGTTAAACAGTTTTAATCAAACACATTTACATCCAGGCATTGTTAGTGGAGTGTTTTATTTACAAGCGCCTGAAGGTAGCGGCAACATTAACTTTAGGAACTCTGGAATGAATGAGCTTTGGAGAGGACACAGAGAGTCTGTTGGTGCTAGAAATGTACACAATGCATCTAACTTTACTATTACTCCTATGCCAGGGAAACTATACCTTTGGCCAAGTTACATGTATCACAGCGTTGATACTAATTCAATTAATGTTGAACGAATGAGTATCGGCTTTAATCTAGGTTAATTTATTTCTTGTATTCCTTTTCTCTTATTAGATAAATACTTGTGTCAAATAGTGTGCCGCAAGGCGGACTTATGCTGTTACCCGCAGCGTAGCCCATAGAACGGGAATAGGACTACTTTAATAGGAGAAACAAAATGGGAAGACCACTTAATAAAAAATTCTTTGGACCAGCAACAGCCGGTGGCAATGAAATCAAAGTAAACTTTTATAACGGTGCAGCCGTTGTTGAAGGTTATATCGTAAAGCAAATAGGATCTAAAAAGTTTCGTGTAGCGGCCATCGGCACACCCGGCACTTCTTACATTCGTGTATTAACAACTGGTAAACTACCAGCTGCGCTAACTGGCACAGAAATGTGTATTAGTGTAAAAGGTGATGACGGTGAAACTTACGGAGTAAGCAAAATTGCAGGACGTAAAGTAACACTAGCACAACCAAGTGCAACAGGTGCAAACGCATTAGATGGAACATCTATTTCGTGGAACTTTACTGCAAGTGATGGCGATTATGCTGTTGAAATTGAAGAAGCTGGTGACGATGATACATTAATCGGAACTGACGATTCAGACTTTACTGAAGACGCATAAGGAATAACTTATGGACAAGTATCTTAGAGTAGCAGACGGCAATTACAAGGTAATTGTTAAGAGCGGTGGTAGAATTACACTAGACACAGGGATCGAAACTGGAGATGTTTACATCACCGGAAACTTAACTGTTGAAGGGACGCAAACTACTCTAGATACTGTTAACAGTACAATTGAAGACAATATAATTGAACTAAACAAAGGCGAAACCGGGAACGGCATCACTAGAGATGGCGCTTCCGGTATTCGTGTTGATAGAGGTACAATTGAAGACGGCCAATGGCTTTTTGTTGAAAGTGTAAACTGGACTGACACACAAAATGCCGGTACTACAGACTTAGGCGCATGGAGTGTAAGATCTCCAAGTGGAAGAGTAGGCGGTATCGAAACAGTAAGTATTGTAACACCGGGTGTTGATTTAAACCTAATGGGGCAATACAATTTATCAGGTAACGTAACACCTAACCCTGGTATGTTAACTGTAAAAGGTACAGCTAGTTATGAAGCTAGAGTACTAGATGACGATCACATTCCAAATAAGAAATATGTTGACGACAAGGTAACAAACTTCTTTGGAACTGTTGTTCCGAACAGAATACAAGTAGGTGATACTAAGGTACAATCCTACGATGCTTCCGTTGCAGGCCCGAGTAGAATCGAAACAGAGATAGACGGCACACTTGTACAAGACGTGCGCCCAACTTACTCAGATCAATACGGAATTAGAATTGAACAAACTGTATACGGTACAGAAATAAAAACACTTGGCACAAGTCAAGAAGACTTAATTCTAAGTGCAACAGGAACAGGACATGTTGTTGTTGACGACAATTTAAGATTAGGATACACGCCGCACGAAGGTGTTGATGGTGTTACTGATCCAACAAAACCAACAGACGGAATACTTTTATATTCTAAGCCATCTAACATAGGCGGAACCGGAATGTATTTCGTAAATGCTGAGAATCAGCGTGATGAGATAATAAGTAGAAATAGAGCACTAGTTTTTAGTATGCTCTTTTAAGGAAACAATATGGCAATTTTAAATACAGCAATTATTGATCAAGGTGGCGGTGACTACAGGCACATTATGTTAACTGTTCCTGCAACAAAGTCTTATGCTATTACAAACATTTTAATTTGTAATACATACGATCCAAATGCAAGTAGTCCAGAAAATGAAACTTGTGCATTTGACTTGCACTTTGTTCCAGCGGCAGGTTCATATAGCGATACAGTTACTTCTGTAGTTAGAAGACTAGAATTACCGGCAGGTGAAACGTTTACCCTTGATACAGAAAAAGTAGTTTTAGATGCAGGTGATAGTGTACAAGTTAACGGTAGTGCATCAGCAAGCGGCACAGGCAGACTAGCTTGCACAGTGAGTTATTTGGATATTACATAATGAGATTACTCAAGGCACAAAATACAAATAGAAGAACTATCTATGGTAGAGGCGTACAGTTTGATGTAGATGATCAAGTGTATATGGAATCTACAAACAGTATACGTGTACCAAAAGGCACAACAGCCCAACGCCCTGCTAATCCTGAAAATGGACATTTTAGATATAATACTACAGCTAATAGATTTGAAGTATACGAAAATGGTGCATGGCAAGGTGTTAGAGGTGTAGAGCCTGTAAACGTAGGAATTACACAACAAGGATTAGGTAACGGCGATGCAACTGAAACTGTGTTTGGTCCTTTAGCAAGTGGAGATTCTGAGTACCCTATACCAGTAGCTGCACAAAATGTTTTAGTACTTGTTGAAAACGTTTTTCAACTTTCAACAACAAACTACACTCTTGAACAAAGTGCAGGCGGAAACTTAACAGGCCCAAATCAACCGTATGCAGATGGTTGGTATCTTAAATTTACTTCCCCAGTAGACCTCGGCAAACCAGTAACAGTCCTACATAACTTCGATAAGTAAATCCTATAAATACAATGTAGGAGAATACTAAATGTCGCAAGTAGGTAGAATATCAGGTCCGTTATTATTTGCCAATCTGGAAAGAAATGGCGTAGACCTTGCGTTTGAAACAGACTTAATTTATCTTGATGTTAGTGCCGGCAAGATCGGTATTAACAATTCTTCACCTAGCAACGAAATACGTATTTTAGATACTACAAGAACAGTATCTTTAATAGCTGATACACAAGCAAACATTGCAAATTACAATATTCAAGGTACTACTATACAACCGTTTCCGGGTGATATAATACTTGACGCACGTTATAAAATTACAGCAAGTAATATACAAACAGGCGATGTGTTTATTGATGACAACTATATTTCAACTACAAATAGTAACTCAAACTTAGATCTAAGACCAAACGGAACTGGCCGTGTTGAAGTTTATAATAATTTACATGTTAACGGAGATATACATGCTGATGGTAATATTACACTTGATGGTAATATTGTATTCGGCGACTCACTAGCACAAGACACAGTAACTTTTGAAACTGATATTACAAGTGATATTGATCCTAACACATCAATTCCACAATCAATATATGACCTTGGTAAAGCAGACAAGCGTTGGCTAGAAGTAAGTGATAGACTAACAAACGTTTCTAGAATTAATGCTACAGACTTTGCATTAGGCGGTGTTAATCTTACACTAGCACCTGGCAATATTCTTTATGTTGCTAAGAATGGTGACAATGATAGTAGCGGCACTAACATACAATCACCGTTTGAAACAATTGACTATGCTGTAACACAAGCAACTTCAGGAGATACTATATACGTTCTTCCTGGAGAGTATGAAGAAAGTTGTCCTATAGTTGTTCCTGCAGGAGTTACTATTACAGGACATGATGTGAGAAATACAATAATTTCTCCACCGAGTAGTGCAAGCACTACAGACATATTTCATCTTAATGGTGAAACAACTATTCAAAATTTTACAATCAAAGATTTCTTTTACAACAGCGGAACTGATATAGGTTACGCATTTAGATTTGCGCCGAACGCAACAGTTACATCGCGTAGTCCGTATATACAAAACATTACAGTAAGCACACAAGGTACAACTACAAGTGCAAGCGATCCAAGAGGATTTGCAAGTGCTGATGCAGGTAAAGGCGCACTGGTTGATGGTGCAAGTGTATTAAGTACAAGCAACGATGCAAGCATGTTATTCCATGCTGTAACGTTTATTACACCGGGTGTTGACGCACTTACAATGACTAATGGCGTTAGAGTTGAATGGCTTAATAGTTTTACATACTTTGCTGACAGAGGATTATATGCTGTTAATGGATCAGCAGGACACCTGTCAACTGACGGGTCAACTGTACTATACGGAGCTGAACTTAGAAGTATAGGGTCAGCAAACGTATACGGTAACAAAGGCGCTGTAGCAGACGGCGCAGATACTTTAATGTATCTTATTCAACATAACTTTGGATACATTGGTGCAGGTAAATTTGTTGATAACGACCCTAGTAGGGCTATACAACCAAATGAAGTAGAAGAATTAAATTCAGGAAAAGTATATTATAGTTCGACTGACCATTTAGGAAACTTTAGAGTTGGAGACGCCTTTTTTGTAGACCTTGAGAATGGTAATAGTACACTTACTATTGACGAATCTACAGTAGATTCGTTTGCTGGATTAACTGTAACAACAAACGGCAACATAGCAATAGTTGATGGAACAAAAGTACAAAATCAAAATATTAGACTAAGCGGCAACACAATAGAAAGTCTAAGCGGCAGTATGACAATTGACAGTCCTGTGTCAACATTTATTAACTTAAACGGTGCTACTAGTCTTACAGGTAACTTAGATATTACCGACAACTTTACCTTTGACGGCACACTATCATTAGCAGGCAACCAGCCAACTGACACTGTTACATTTAATACTGAATTTAGTCAAACCTTAGAACCAAATCAAGACTTAACTTTTACACTAGGCAAAGAAACAAAGCGTTGGAATTTCGCTCACCTTAATGATGCAAATTTAAACGGTATTGATATAGAAACAAACTTTATTACAACAACTGAATCAAATGCAGATTTAGAACTACGTGCAAATGGAACTGGCAACGTTAATATTACTGACGATTTTACTATTAGTAATAATTTTTTAGTCGACGGCACAAGTACATATCAAAACTTACAAGTTGCTACTATTGATGTAGAGGCTGATATTACAGCAACTGACTTTACAATCCGAAACTTTAATATACAAGGTAACCTAGGTCAACTAGGTCGCACTCAATTTGAAAATATAGTAATTGACGATAACTTTATTTCTACTACAGTAAGTAATAGTGATTTAGAATTACGTGCTGCAGGAACTGGTGAAGTTACAACTAATGAATTTGTAAGAGTTACTAATACATTAATTAATGAAGGCACTGCCACTACAGGCAATGTTTCAATAACTAATGATGTTACATTCGCTACTATAGAAACTGACGATATAAGAATTACGTCAAACACTATTACAGCCTTTAATGGTAACCAAGACTTAATTATAGCGGCTAGTAATACTGTAGATTTAAATAATGGTAATGTTCAAATTGCAGAAAACTTAACGGTAAATGGCAATACTGATATAAACAATTTGTCAGTAACTGGCTCATTAGTACAAGTAGGTAACAGAACACAGACTGGAAATTATAATATTGCCGGCGAAATCAGTAACGGTAATATTTTAATTGAAGATAATTTTATAGCAACTACTGACAGTAACAGCGATTTAGAATTACGTGCCAACGGCACAGGCGATTTATTAATACCTAATAACGATGTACAAATAAACAACAATTTAGATGTTAACGGATTAACTACATTAAGTGGGTTAACTGTTACTGGTACCTTTGAACCAGGATTTACATACCAAACAGGTGATCATGGATTTACAGGCAATCTTACAATTGCCCAAAATTTAGATGTAACTGGAAAAGCACAGTTTGAAGAAATATTATTCGATGATAACTTTATTACAACTACAACAAGTAATACAAATCTAGAACTAAGAGCTACAGGAACTGGCAAAGTTCTTATACCCAATAATAACTTAAATGTTAATAACAATGTTAGTGTAGACAATGCGCAGGTTGTTAATGTAAACATTGCACAAGATTTAGTTTTAAATGAAATAATTATTCCTCCTAGTATAATTGAAATAGATGATAATTTTATTAGCACACGAATATCTAATGAAAGTTTAGATTTACGTGCCGACGGCAACGGAAATATTGTGTTTACTGAAAACACAACTATTACAAATGATTTAACAGTTAATACATTAAGTACTTTCGCTAACGTAGAAATTACTGGTATTACAAATATTGTTGGTAACACTACATTTACAAATGATTATAATTTAACTGGAACGCTTACTACAGACGAACTAGTATTAACAGAAAACAAACAAGAGTTTGAAGGTATTACAATCGACGGTAATGTTATTACTAGTGTTAATAGCAATGCAGATTTAGAACTACGTGCAAATGGCACAGGTAAAGTTGTAATTCAAGAAGACGCTGTTTTTGAAAATGATGTAAGTGCAAACAATCTTACAGCATTTAATATTATTGCAGACCAAAACTTTGAAGCAGCACTATTAGACAGTGACGATATTGAATTTTTTAATAATGTAGTAACAACTACATTGAGCAATAGTAACTTAGAACTACGTGCAAATGGCACAGG